AAATAATCGGTAATTTCCAACGATCCAAGTGAATCGAAGTTCGGATTTGAAGGATAAGCGAACAGGTCTTTCAATACAATTTCGCTTCCGTTGAAGAACTTAATCACATTCGTTTGTCCGTTGTAAGTGTAGTGTTTATCCGCAACCAAACCAAAGTCTTGCGCTGTTTCAAAGAACGTGTTTAGCGTCGTCTTTTTCAGCGTATCTAATTTACTTCGTCCAATAAGCGAACGCGTTCCAGCGTACTTCAAACGACGTTGTATTTGCCACATACAACCGAACTTAGTCTTTCCACCACCTGCCGCGCCACCGTATAACAATTGCTCAACTTGCGAATCGGTCGCAAGGTAGTTCAACGCTTCAATTTGACGCGGCAGGTATTCGGGTTTATATGGTTGCATTAAAATAGTGTTAGTTGATTTTCAACCACAGGACAAAGTTCGTCTTGAAGAATCTGAACAATACGGTCGTACTTCTTCGCGTCGTTGTTTTGCTTTACTTGGTGCAATAGCAATTCAAGACCAGCGTTGAACGCTTCGTCTTTCGTTTTATATACGCAGTATTCAGCGTGGTAAATCAAAGGCTGAGACCAACCTTGATCCTTTCCTTTAAAGCTAATTGAATAACTCCAATTTCCGTTCTGAACAATGGCTACATTGACCTGCGCTTCATAACCCTTTATACATTTGTAAGTGTAAAGAATTGGATTCTCGCAAACTCCGTGTTCGTTGAATATAAACTGACTCATTGCTTCGACAAATAAAGTTTATACAACTCACGGAAGCCTTCGAACTGAATCGATTCTTTTAGCAGTTGACGCTTCCTGTCACTCATTCGCTCAACCATTCCTTTTGAAAGTTGCTGTTCGTTGAAGACTGTCTTTCTTGCCTTCGCTTTGCACAGGTTGTATTCGTCGTCAGTGAATGTTTCAGCCGTTATACGCTTACTTTCTTCGAGCCAACGCATCATTGACACCCCTCGCAATTCTAACGTCGTCATTTTGCCTTGTTTGAAGCTGTCAACATCTTCTTTCAACATTCTTCTCCAGCTATCGTCGTTCACCGCCATTTCATTTTCTTTTATTAGTTCTGCTTTTTCCTCAATTGATTGCGCTATTTCACGCTGTATTTGTAGATTCGCTTTGTCCCTGTGTGGTTTGTAGTGTGTCAACACGTCACCAATAAACGACACGCTCAACGCTCCGAAGTGTTCGGTTTTCTTTGACAGTTCATTCGCCGCGTTTAGTTCAAATGCAAGATTGAAGTGTTCAAACGTAACCCAACGAAAGTGCTTCACAATGAACTCGTGCAGCATCTGGAGTAGTTGCGCTTCTGGAAGTGCTATTCCATACATCGCGCAAACCTTTGAGCATAATTTAACGAACGTAGGTAGGTCGTAATCTGCTACAAATGCGCTTTCTCTTTCTGCACGATCAACCCTTTGTGTAATGCTGAGCGTCGTTGTAGATGCGCTGCGCAGCGTCTGAATCGAATTTTCCATTTTTGATTTTTGTGTTTTGGTTTGTAGTTACAAAGGTAGACAAGTCCCATTTACGAACGGCAGCCTTCCAATCCTTCATTGCATTGCGTCCCACCTTCCAACCGTTCGCTTCGTAGTGTGCGTGAAATTTTTCGGTAAATTTAAGCGCGTCGTCGTTGCTTAATTTCTCACAAGCGTATTCGTAGATTTCGACAACCGTTGGTTTGACGAACGCAGTCTTTTTTTCTTTCGTCGTGACTGGAAGGTTTGCTTGTGGAACGGATAAGCGAATGAGAATGTCGTTTATCTTTTGGTCTTGTTCCTTTATTTGCGCTTCGAGTGTTTCAACTCGTTTCTTTAATTGTAGTATTAGCATCATTGTTTATTTTTTAATCAAACCAAAATTCTCCAGACGCTTTTGCAATCTGTTCTTTTTCCATTTGAAGTGCTTGTTTATATAAATCTTGAATAAGTTTATCGGTTAAATTTAAACTCTTATAGTTCTTTAACTTTTTGTAAAACCATTCAACAGCAGTTTGTTCTGTTTCCATAGTTATTCAATATTCGTCCCTTTCCATATCTGCGTCTTCCTCGCGTGTGCATTCGTAGCACAGACCTATTTCGTCTTCGAATAGTTCCTGCACGTCGCTGTCGTCCCAGTCACGATATTTTCTATTAGTTCTTTTGATTTCTGAAATGCGTTCTTCAATTTGGTCTGAATCGCAATAACGGCAATAGTCGCTCATATTTTTTTGATTTTAAGGTTTATTTGATTTTAGATTTCTTTTTAAGTGCTAATTCTTTCTTGTATTCAATGTGTTCGACAAACTTACTAAAAAATATCATTGGTTTAGCATAGCCTATCTCATTTAGCAAGTAACAAATGCGTTCAACGTTGGAACGATATTGTCTGTCCCATTCAACCTGCGCGCTTGCTTGGTTGATACCGTGCAGGATTGTCGCGTGGTCTTTTTTGTATCTGTCGCCAACGTTCTTAAGCGAAAGCAAATAGCAAGGACGAACCAAAAAGAAAATAATTTGTCGTGCGGTTACTATCTCGCGCTTTCTTGTTGGTGAATATAAAGCCTGTGAAGGAACTCCAAGAACTGAACACGTTACGTCTTCCAATGCACTCCAGAACATATCTCTTTCGTTCTCCATTTCCTGTTGTTGTTTAATTTGATCCGCAGTTAATCTTTCGTATTTTGGGATAATCATTGTCCAAAGTAGTTCGAAGCGTTCCATATGTCTCAATGGAATCATCTCTGCAACCTCTTGTCGTATTTGTTCGTTAGTCATTTTCTTCGTTGATTAAGATTGTTGGTGTAAAGGTTGAAAAAACTTCTTCGCGTGAAAGACCTGTGTGAAGGCAAATGTTGTTGAAGTCCTTGATTCTCATTCGCTCTGGGTGTGCAACGTAAAGTCGTGCCGTTGGGTCGCTGATGCGAAGAACATTCTTGAAGTTGTGCATCGTCTTGAATTGACTTTTGACAAGTCGTCCGAATGGTGTTGAATAGATTTGTTTGTTCATCGTTTTAATAGTGGTTTAATCAACTGCTCTTTCTTCTTATTGGTAGCGTGGTTGGTTCCGCGTAGTTCTGGATTGTGTTCCTTAATCAATCGTGCAATTCGTGTGATGTTGTCAGCACTAACGTACTTTCCGCTTTCGTACATAGCAAAGAAATTGCTTGTTATGTCTTTGCGTTCTTCAAACTGTTGTTCCCAAACTTTCACACAAAGTGCTTTGTTGTTATTGCGAAGCGTCTTGTACTTTTTGAGCAGATTCTCAACGCGCTTTTCAAGTGATACTAATTTTTTCATTTTGTTACAAATTAAAAAGAGATTTTACCACGCGTTGAATGAAGTTCAATTGAGGTTGTTTTGCCTTAACTTTTTGCGTTGTTGGTTGTTTTGGTTTAGGTTGATTAAAAAGATTTGTTTGTCTTTGCTTTTGAACTTGACGATCCCAATTTGTTTTGTTATATTTTTTTCTCTCAGCTAAAAATAAATCGTAACGCTCCGCACGAATACGTTCAACCGCTTTAAACGTTCCGTCTTTTTCTTTCCAATATAGACCTGCTGTTTTTAAAGGTGTTGCGTAAGCAATGCAAGTGTTCAAATTTGCTAACGCTTCAACTGGTGTTTGTCCTTCGTTTACTAATCTGCAAAATTCACGAAGTCTGTTAATGTCAAATGCTTTTCTTGTTTTCATTTTGTTTTTATTGTATGGTTTTTGATTCATTAAGTCATTGTGGCTTTATAAGGGACGGGAATTCAATCTTTCGCCCCTTATAAGACACATTATAATTTAGAATGGCAATTCGTCTTCGTCTTCTTGCGTTGGTTGAACTAACCCGCTTTTTTCGAGCATTGCCTTCGCCTTGTTCATTTGATCCGCAGAACGCTCTAAACGTTTGCTAAACTCAGCCGATGAACTCACTTTGTTCTGCAACCACTCTGGAAGCATCTTAAAACGTAAGTCGAAGTCTTCGCTGTCGTAGTCTAAAAGAAACGCTGCGTTTACCTGTGCAGGACAAGTCATTCCTTTTGCAAGTGGTGACGCTCCTTTAAGGTCTGCGTAAGTGCGCCCTGTGTTCGCTGTGCGGTGCATAACGCTCACCATTGCTTCTTTGCCTAACAAAGTACCAATGTCGAATTTAGATGCCTCAAAATCGCTCATTGACTTTCCAAGCCACGATTGAACGAAGGCTCTTAGTCCGCTTTTCTCGTGCATTGACAATGTAAAGTCGCGACCAATTGAGAAAGGTTGTTCACCTTTACCGAAGTCAGCTGTTTCAAGTGGTAGTTCGAATACCAGACGAACCTTGTTCACTAACTTTTCTTCACCTTGATAGGTGTCCACAATCGTTCCGATGTGAATGATTTGGTAGCAACGTGCGACGTGCGTTCCTGCGGGTACTGTTTGACCTCCGCTGTTGTTGTTGTTGTTTTGGGCAATGATGCTCATGTTGTTATTTGTTTTGTTGTTTATATAAATTTCTAATTTGTTCGCGAGTTTCGCTTCTTCGTTTTGCCAGAACCATTCGTTGGCTGACATTTGTTCTTCCTCGCTTATTCGCTTAAAGTAACCCATTTAGATATGGTCTTGAAAGATTCGATAGTCAAACTCGAAAATGATTCCGTCCTTCTTCAAACGAACGTAGTGAATGTCGAATAGCGGTTCATCTTTGCGGAAGAAACGTCCAAGTACGTCGAAGTCGAAGACGTTTCCTTTTTCGTCTGTGAACTGGCGACCTTCATTCTCGTGAAACCAACCGTTCTCCTGTTCAAAGTTCTGTGCGATTACTTTGATTTCTTGGTTCAGACGCTCGACGTCGTCCATACTAAAGTGATAAGTGATTTTTGGATTGTACATTGATTTGATTTTTAGTGGTTACAAATGTATTCAATTAGTTGATCGTTCCAACGCGCTTCTGAAATTTTTTGACATTTCTCGATGTTCGCGCTAATCTCGTTGTGGCTGAGGTTGTAGGCTGACGCTGAGGAATAAACGCAAACAAAGTTAGATTTCTTTTGTTGGCTCTGGTAGTTCTTTGTAATTCGTTGAGCTAAATCTGTCGAGTAATCGTTCAAGTTCGTCAATTCTACTTTGACAAAACGTATCCCAAGCCAATGTTCCATTTCTCTTATCACCCCAATAATTTTGGGTGTGCATGATTGCATCAACGACGAGTTTAACATCTTCTTCAAATAAGAACGGAGTGATGTAATAGTGTTTTTCATTGTTCATTTGATTTTTGGGTTTTAGATTTCTTTTGATAGGATTACTTCTTCACGTGGAATGGCTGACTTAATTTTGTCGTAAGCGCGTACCGCTTCGTCGTAATCGTTGTACGACATATGAAACTCTCCGTTGACTACAATCTTGTAGTACATATCGGTCAGCGTTGTTTTTTGGATTAGTTCTACTTTCATTTTGTTTTCTTGTTTTGTGTTTAAAAAGTTATCGTTAATGTTGTCAAGGTCGTTAAAAAATTCTTGAACTTTAAAACTTCCAGACCTTGTAAAAAAAATAGGGGTGTCTTTCATTTTGTTGTGTGATTTGGTTGTTGTTCTAATTGTCTTGTTGATTCGTCAATCGTTCCTGCGATTAACATTGCTCCGAATAGAAGCGCGATGTAGAGTAAGGTTTTTTTCATTTGATTAATTATTGATTTGTACGATTTCGATTTCTGTCTCTGGCTTTATTCCATCTGAAGATGCGTAGTAAAGGTCTTCGCGGATATTATCTAACGAGTTGTATGCAGCGTGTTCCATTAAGCAATTGATTGCTTTATTCTCGTCGTTGAATTCATAAGACCAATCAATTCTTATTGGTTGACCTGCGATGTGTGTGGTTTTTGTTACTTGATACATTTTGTTTTGTTTTTGTTTATCTTTGGTTGTCTTTGTTTGTTGAGTACAAATGTATGCTAAACAATTCGAAAGTCAATACATAAAATGAAAATAAATTGAAAATAATTTCTAACTGATTGAAAATGAACGTAAAAACTTTTAAGAAAACTTATAAAAAAAGTGTTGTGAAGCGTAAAACAACGCCCGAATCTGAATCGAACCAACAAGAAATTGTAATAAAATACCTACGTTTAGCATATCCCGACGCGTTGTATTGCGCTTCAGCAGGT